CTGCTCCGATGGTTGACCAGGCTGCAACAGCTTCTTGGCCTAACACTAGCACAGTGGTAACAATTGGTGCCACGTGCCCGGCGCCGAAGCAAGACAATGAATGTAAAGATTGTAGAAACTGCTGGGATCCTGAAGTTAAGAATGTAGCATATGGCCAGCACTAGAAACCGTAAATCACAATTTCAATTAGATATTCAGTATTACCATAATCAGTGGTGCATGGACAATGGTTATCCGGTTAATAGCTACAAGCCTCAAGCAGGTAGACCTAAAGCTGCAAGCGTCAAGCGCCTAAAGTTTCAAGCGTCAAGCCTATGTTGTCAAACTTTTCAGCGATAGCTTCAAGCGTCAAGCTATAATCCTCAAGCGCCAAGCTACAAGCTGCAAGCTCCATGATCATTGAACCAGGGACCAAGTGAAAAAGTTTCTTTGACCTCGGACCAAGGGTCTGGATGCAGATAAANGTATTGTTAGGATGATTGAAATGCCACGATATTTGGTGCGAACTTAACCGGACTTTGTCACCCTTTGACATCTTAAATTCAACAGTAAAGAATTGATTTCTTTTGTTGTAACAGAGCGCATCTGGCATACCTTGTACACTTAAATTTTCAATCCTATTGTAGATAATATTAGGTGTAGCTCTTCGTACCGTCTGGTATAATTTAGCCTCTGGACCCATTACTTTTTAGGAGTAACAGGCGTATCCTTTTTAGGCTCAACTGCAGGCAAAGATGTAAGCATAGTTATAATAGGATGTGCCTCTTCCCAAGGTCTCCCTTTTAAATATGCGATCAACGATTGCAATTGTTGTAGTGTTATTTGTTTCATATTAATCCTTCTGTTTGTTTGTCGATATTGCCAGATACAGATATTCTTACGCAATCACTTTTAAAAGGTATTACCCAATGCACAAGTGACGCTGGAAATATAAACATATCTCCTACCTTAGGAAATATTGATCTGTACGTGACGAATTGTTTATTACCTTCTCCATAATTAAACTGAATAGATCCTGGCCCTGCATGTCTGCCTTTAAACTTTTCATTCTCTTCTTTTAAAACATCAGGAATATCTAAATATATTACAAAAGATAACTCACCGTTGTGGTCATGTGGTGGGTTAAACTCATGTTGTTTTTGGAAGTTAGCCCAAGCACTTAACAACTGATACCTTGGCAAAGGTGTTGCGGGCTTACCCACATATTGAGAATACACTTGATGGTAACCACCTATGATAGGTGCTAAGTTTGGTATAATTAAATCTTTGTTCAACGTAACTTCTTTGTCTAACAATCCTGCAAGATGTTCATTGTGTGGTTTGTTAGAAGATTTAGCAACACTTAACAAATGCTTTACAACACCATCATCTAATTTTAATTGTGCAAGACACGGACCCCATTGGTGCACTAAAAATTCTGTTTCTACTTGTTTATCTGTCATTTAAAAATTGCCTTTTAATCCCTCATCTATATGTAACGTCTGTTCATCTTGTGTCTTAACTACAAGTTTAATACTAGGACTACCTATAATTTGGCTCTCATGTACTTCCATTCTTCTAATCTCTTCTAAGTATCCATTTTTTTCAACGTAGATTCTTGCGTTGCTGATGGCATTACCTTTCTTGCTTGTAAAACTTTCTAAAAACTCTTGTAAGTTTTTAACGTACATTAAATTGCCCCTTTGTTTCTAAATTGCTTTAATTGATCGTCACATTGTTTAGCAAGTAATCTGTTATCTCTTTTTAACTCAGATATAAGAGTTTTATACTGTGCATTTACAACATCTAAATTACGTAATTCTCCAAGAGCCATCTTTAAATCAAATATCTGTTGTTTATCACTATCGTGTAAAGCTTGATGACCGTTGATAACATCTTTTAATTGTTTAATTTTATTATCAGCTTGTTCTAATAACAAAGTTAAATCTAACGGACCTCTATCTTCTTTTTGTCCTGTGTTGATAGCAAACTCCTCTAAGTCTTTCGCACTCATCATACTTGACAATATATGATTGTTACCCTAAAATGTCAAGTATGCATAAAAAAGGTTTATTAAACGCATTACAAGACAAATACGAAGCACAGATATCTGCAGCTCATGCCATTATAAATATATACCTGACTAATTCAGTAGGGATTGGAGAACACCCACAACATCTAGAAGAGATAGATAAGCAATTAGGTAAGATAGCAGAGGCAGAAGATAAGCTAGATAGTTTAGAATCATTCCAAGGAGATTAATGGGAGTACCAAAAAGATTGACAGAGATGCAACAAAGGTTTGCTGAGCTAGTAGTATTTGGCGGACCTGACGGACCAGTTACACAAACAGAGGCAGCTAAACTTGCCGGCTACAGTGAAAAGAGATGTAGACAAGAAGGGTCTGAATTACTTAATCCTAAACTAAGTCCTTTAGTTGTACAGTATGTAGCAAAACTAAAAGAAGAACGTATGAAAAAATACGAAGTTAATTATGAAAGTCACATTACTGAATTAGCACGTATCAAAGAAGAAGCTTTGAAGAAGAAGTCTTTCTCAGCTGCTGTAAACGCTGAAACAAACAGAGGAAAGGCAGCAGGATTATACATAGATAGAAAAATAATAAAAACAGGAAAACTAGAAGAGATGTCAGTAGAGGAGCTAGAAGCAAAAATGAAAAAAATTTTAGACGATTACTCACAGATTATTGATGTAACTCCTGAAGTAAAAGAAATAAAAGAATCATAAGATCTTACCCCTATTTTTACCCTTTTTAATTTTATATCGTTGAGTGCCATGCGCACCAATATTAACTTCTTTACGTAAAAACTTAAACATATCCATTTGTTTTGCATTTTCCCATTGCTCTTGCACATAGTTTAAAACTTTACCTTTGTTTGTTTTTTCACGTGTGCTCATAATAATATCTTCTCTAATTTAACAACGCAGCCCATAGGGTAAACATTTCTATCGCCAAACAATTCGTCATCAACATCATGACTAGAAAACGTACGAAGTAGTTTCTTATCTTTGCTGTACACATACGCTTGAGAAACCATCCTACTAGGCATAAACTTATCAAACTCAGACTTTGTTGCCCATCCGCTATCGCCACAAATATCTAACCAAGTGATCTTATAAAAATAATAGATCTTTTTATTAATCATTGTGTGTTTGTATTTTGATTTTTTTCTAGTTTTCATATCTATATAGGGATTATACAGACAAATATGGTTTTTCTAAACACGAAAATGTCTCTTGATAGGCCTTTCTGTATATGCTCTATAAGTGTTGGTATTACTTGCTTAAGACACTTTTGCCATTTTATGTTTTCATATAATGTCACTATTTTTGCTCTAAAAACGTTGCTATTACTCATTAATTTCTATTTTTGCCATTATGACACTATATTTTCAAATAAATTTTTTTTTCTTAAACATATTTGTCTGTATAAACACTATATGTCAGCCAAGTGCCATATTAATGACACATTTAAGACTCAATCTTGCCTTTTTCAAACTCTTGTAACAGTTCTGTAGTATCAATATTTGTTTTTTCTTTAGAATCGTTCTTTAATTCAAAGTATTGATCTAATCTTTTAAGAAATTTGTGTTTCCAAGACCGTAGTTGCAGCCCTTCTATTTTAAACTCTTGATAATATAAATCTGGTGTACATATCATAATCACGCCCTGTTGAATGTTGCTGCCATGTACATGATCATGGGCCATAGCATAAGCTGCTATTTGCATAAAATAGTCCTCTATCCAATCTTCACGTTTGGGCCTATTTGATTGTTTAAAGTCTATTATAGATTCTTTACCATCATGTAGGCCTACCAAGTCTGTAGAGCCAGCGTACAAGTCTGGATAATACAATGTGACCTCTGACCCATAATAACCATCAACCGGCGCTAGACCTATGTCTATGACCTTCTGAGCCATGTTTTTTGACAACTGTCCCATCTGTGTCATATCCTCGTATCCTTTACCCAATACATAGTTCTCTAGATATTTGTGCATGCTAGTCCCACGTTTAGCTGATGTAGTTTTAATACGNTCTGCNTCTTCCTTACCAACNCTTGCTTGCCACTTGTATAGGAATGATTTGTCTTTAGTCTCTCCGAGGACCGTGGTCACTGATGGAAGTCTATTGCCATCAACATCATAGGTCCGTGGTC